AGAGAGGTTCTATTTAAAATAGTTCTACCGTCTTCAATAACAGTATTGACTGGATAGATACCATTATTTTTTCCTGTATCTAGAGTCTCATATACTTTAAACGTAAAATCTGATGTTGTATAGTCACCAGACTCATCAAAAGTTCTTCTTGCAAGATTTTTTTCTAATTCATTATATACAGTTGTTTCCACAATTTCTTGTAGAGTGCCATCCTGCAATCTCAATAATTCAATAAAATCTGAATTATCCGAGAATGTGATAATATCTTTAGAAAGTTTTGCCGAAATTTTTAATCTATCAGCACCAGGCGCAGCAAAATTGGTAGATCCATTTGCATTATCAAATAAAGTATCGTCTTCATTAGAAGATACGATTTCTTCGGTAATAGTTAAACCAATTTTATATGTTGGTTTATTAGAATATTGATCTAGGATTACAAAAGAATCTTCTACTTGTACAAAATATCCTCTGATGTAATACACACCTTCAGTTAAATATGCAATACTACCAGTGTAAGTAGATGCATTTAAAAGCGAAGTAACAGCAAGTGCAGTAGTTTGACCTTTTTCTACAAGAACTTCATTGTTCTTGAATTTAGTCAGTTGGGCACCAGATTGAATGATACCACTTTTAGTGTACTTTACATATAAAGTAAGAGAATCTTTCTCGGAATCTGCGACACTGAGAGTATTTACTACGATACCTTCTACACCCGATTCAGAACCAACTAAAGTTCTGCCAACTAAGGTTGTTCTATAAGATTCTACTTCTATACCATTAACAAGGTTTTGAACAAGAACTGCTGGATATTCTAAGTCATATCCAATTTGACCTGGAATTACTACAGATCCATCTTTGAAAGTATGGTTACCAAATTGTTCAATTTGATTTTGTAACTGCGTTTGCAGCTGCGTTAATTCTCTAGTCTGGACTGGTAATCCAGGCTTGAAAAGAATCTTCTGGTAATTTTTCGACTTATCAAAGTCGTCAAAATATGGTGCCAGTTTAAGGTTGGTCTTTTGCATTGCCGAACTAAGGTCCTTTCTTTTTATTTATAGGTATAATCAGAACTCAATAACGAGCTTAATATCTTCAATTTGATCATCAGATCTGATAATTGTTTTTCTGTTTTCAATATACAGAATTTCACCACTAAACTTCTGTACTTCAGACGGGGCATAACCAGAAGTAAATGAAGTTCCTGCAACAGTAACACTACCAGATGCGGCTGTATCAGGTGTTACCGCCGATGAAGAAACAGCACCAGTAATTTCGTTAGCACCAGAAAAATCAACTTGTGTATATTGTTGATTACCAGTCTGACCAGCAGAAAGATACTCGTTTTGATAATATCTGATAATTTTGTTTACCGAGTCCCAGTGAATAACTCTTCCCTTTGCATTTGTATTATCTTGAGTAATTTCTTCACCAATAGTGAAGTTTACAGATGTTGATACAGGAAATTTGATTGCCTTACATACAGAAGCTGTATTATCAAGTAAATCAGAATTACCAGGAGTTTGTGGATCTGAAATCAAACCAAATCGTCTGAATTGCATGTCAACAGGAACATCACCTGAACCATCAAGGAATTCTACTGCTTTGTTGATCATAACTCGATATGCACCGAGTTCTCTTACAACATTAAATCCGTGTCCACCAGGAGGAGAAATAATCGCTTCGATAGAAGCAGATCCTGCAGTTAAATTAGCTGGAGTACTACTTCTAGCTTGTGCTAAAGCAAGAGTAGTGTAACATTCCGCAAAGTTTACAGTTCCAAAAGTATATCCACTACCAACTGTAGAAAGAGCAACACTACTTGGATCAATTTGACCAGATGTAGGAGCGGTAGAAGAAACTGTAAAAGTTAAAACTGCACCCGAACCATCACCTAAAATGGGTGAGAAATATGTACCTGGACTAATACCACTACCAACATTATTTACAACTGCTTGTTCAATTGTTCCATTTACAGCAGCTGCAATTACAGTAGAGTCCGACTTAACGGGCATGAAATCGCTGGAAACAAATTTAACAAAGTCATTGATTCCTAACGTATACATATACTTCCACTTATAAGTGTCAGCAGTAGTAAAGATAGAAGTAGATTGACCTACTGGTTCTACTGTCGAAATAACGCCGTTTGCATTTGTTGGTGTCTCGCCATTGTAAATGCACTTATATACATCAAAGTTACTATTCATTACATAGAACTGAGAGTCATATAATTTGTTAGCACCAGTGGCAGACTGATTCGAGATAGAATAATTGTGCTTGTACATGTCATAACGAGTATTGACACTCCAAGTCCGTTTTCTTACTACTTGAGTAACATCACCACGAGTGATGCGTTTCATAGCAATCATGTCGTCATAAATTTCACTCAACTCATCAAAAGAGTCGGTAGGTGAAGGAATGTTGTCAATATCATTGAAACTCTGACCAGAATATCTTTCAGAGTTCCAGGTTTGAGATCGACCGATGAAGATATAAATCTTACTTCTATCTCTTAAAGCCTCTGTAGTAGAATCACTAAGAGCATTACCAGCAGCATCTAGAGGTTCCTCTAGAGACTCCATAAACTGCTCAGCAGCAAACACCCTAAAATTGTCAGACACGAGTGATGGCATTATACTTCCCGATAGTATTATTGTTTATTGTTATTTATACTGTTGTCAACCAGCAAAGATGACTTTGGTGTCAGTAGTAGCTGTTGCAGCAGTTGTGCCGGCAATTCCTCTTGTAACACCTTTAAGATTTGTGGAATCATGATTGGTGTATTCAATTGCTTCATTGTTAATGAATGCTTTATAGGAATCGTATCCAACACCACCATTGATAACATCAACTGCAGTGATTACACCAGATACATCCAAAGTAACTTCTAATACAGCACCTTGTCCACCACCATTAGTAGTGACTAATACGGAATCAGTGTCCTCATATCCAGAACCACCAACTTCGATATCAACACTAACAATTTTTCCACCAAGGACAAATGGTTGTAAAACTGCATTATTACCAGATGAAGAAGTAATAGTAACAGAAACGGTACTTTCTGGTGCCATTACAGTACCAGCAACAGGAATTGTAGTTGAAGTGGTTGTAATATCAGATGTCAATTTAGTTCCGAAATGAACATCACTAGAACTTAGAACAGTGTCTCTTACAACATATGCTTCATATGTAGGAACTAATGTTGTATTTGCGAGATTGTGTCCTTTATAATCAATGACTACTGTGTTTTTAATTTCACCGCCCTTGATTGGGTCGATGAAAGAATTTGCAGACGCACTATTACCAATTCCATATGTACGGAACTTCATCTTTCTTGGGTATCCAGTACCACCAGCAGTGACATTGACACTAGTAAGGTTACCACCAGAAACTGTAGATGTTGCAGTTAATCCAGATGGAGATGTAATACCTGTAGGTGTATTGAGTTCCATTACAGTTGGAGAATGAACAGCTGTAACTTGTCTTCTATCAGACTCACCAGGGATGAAGATAGAATCACCGACTTCTACCTGTTGACTGTATGATTCAACTGCGATATCAGATGCTTTACTCATATAATCGTAAAGTTTGATACTGTCAGATGCTGTTGGTGCAGTCGTAAATCTTACTACATTATCATGTACATAATAATCGCGAAGAGGATCTAAAACAAGACCATTCTTAACGGCGACGATTTGATTCTCAAACTCTCTTGGTCTACCAATCAAAGCATTTGGATAATATGCACTAGAAGAATCTGTAAGGTTGTAACTAGTCACACCACTACCAGTAATAGTATCCAATTGTTTTACTAGACCATGAGTCTTGATAAAGATAATATCACCAGGTGCTGGAGCACTTGTAAAGATAATTCTAGAATCAATTGTACCCGTTACATTGTAGTCTACAACTGGTGTTAAAACTGAACCATTCTTAGTTACGAATATATTTCTTGGATCTACTACAGCGTCATTATCAAAAGAACCATTGGGAATAAAGTTTTCCTCTTCTAGGAAAAGGTTGAATTGTGTTCTTGAACTATCATAAGGTGTGTGAATATAATCAAGAACTTTACCAGTGGTTGTCAAGATAGCAAATGGAGTACTAGTTGTGGTTGTAGTATCAAAGTTCATTTGAGTTGTAGAAGTAAATTCTGCACCTCTTCCAAGACCATACTTTGTATGATTGTTCTGAACGAAGATAATAGACTCTTGTTCTGCAGCACTAAGGGCCCTACTAGTATTATAAACCTGTGAAGTAACTGGAGTTAGTGTGATAAGTTCATTATCATACATACCAACCATCCAGATATCATCACCAGGGACAGGAGCAACTGTAAATGTAATACATCCAAGAAGACTAATACCTCCCTGATTCAAGAGAGTATAGTCAACTCCTGGATGAAGGATAACATTGTTCTTGGAGATAATAATATCTTCAAAAGCGGTGTAATTAGTATACTTGATTCCATCCAACAAGAGTCTGAATTTAGTTCTAGATCCATCATAAACTTGATTGATCTCATCAACGGATCTTTGTCTACCAGTAGATGCACCAAACTCAACAATGTCAATAGCTGCAAGATACCCAACTCCCATTGGAATTGATATTGCAGAGTATTTTTCACCGTTTCCAATACCAGTAGAAGATGCTGTCCCAGAACCACTGTGGTCATAAGCAACTCCTGGTTCCTGAATAACCCCATCAAAAGCAACAAATGTATTTGATGGATCATCGTACATAACCAGAGTATTTAAATTCAAGTTAGTAATGCGATAATGGTTAGTGCCAATTGTGAGAGTACTACTTCTTTGTACAATATTGACTACATCAGTACCACTGATTGTAGTTGACCCACTTCTCTGAGTTACCGTAAATGTATTATTTACAGTTGGTACAAGAACTTCATTGTGATTGTCTCTTTGAAGAACAACCAGATTGGCATTCAAAATATCACCATAGACATTTTGTGGTCTAAGTTCCCCAAGTTTTGCATGGAACTCGACTTGATCAGTTGCGAGTGTAGGTAGATTAGTACCAGTGAAAGTTAATGTACTTGCAGCATTGTCCCATGTATAGGAATTTTGATCTTGATAAACACCATCAACATAAACAAATGGAACTTTTGTTGATGCATTGGTAATATTGCCAGTATAAGAAAGAACAGTAGAACTTGTCTGAGACAATCCATCTGTCAGATCATGGAAATTATTTGCATCATTCACATGGAACATGATGAATACATCTTCAGTCGGTCTTGGTGGATCAACAAACTGAATTCTATATGATCCGCTACCAGTATTGATATTATGTGGATCTACAGGAGTGATCAAATCATAATCTGTAGTTGGATATTGATAAACACCATTTCTAACAACAACTAAACTCTCAACTCCTGGATCTTCATTAACCAAATCATCACATTCAGCATCATAACTATGAAGTAGAGTGAAAGTAGTTCTAACGCTATCAAAATGTTCGTTTCTATCAAGAACCCAATTTCTGTGGTTGTTTGGAACTAACTGTCTGTTGAAAGACATAAGTTTAACAACATCAGAACTAACAGGAACATCTGTATAAGTTACCTTGTTTGCAGCTGCAACTTGTAATTGTACATTAGGTCTTGAATCGACAGCATTAAGATGAACATCTGGGCGGAGAAGAACATTATTCTTGACTGTAAAGAGATCCGTACCATTGGAGACTGTCTCAGGGACACCATTGTCGGATAAATTAAATCTCGTTCTAGTACCATTGAATACATTAAACTGATCTAACTCAGCACCACGTTTTGTATTATCATTTGCAACATAGGATCCAACAAAATCTCTAATTGCACATGTAACTCCAACTACAGGAGCAATACTAAATGTAATTTGACTACCACTTACAGAATATTCATTTTCTGGAACAATAATACCATTAACTGTAACCATTAAAGAGTTTTCACCATCAACAGGAACATAAGGATCTGTTGCATTGATGGTAAGATCAAATGTGGTTGTGGAACCATTAAACTGACTGGTGATGTCGTTAATAACCTCTACATGACTTGTCGAATACTCTGGATTAGAATACTTAAATCTAGAACCAAAACCATGTGCTGTAGTTCCATCGAGATATAAAGTGCCGTCAATAGTTTCTTTTTCCAATTCAAAGAAACCATTTGGTTTCTTAACATTATCTGATTGAATTTTAAGAGTTACATTTTTTGCTTCATTACAAATTAAGTTTTTACCCTTAACTTGTTTTGAAATAATGTTACTAACATTTAATTTTTCACATTCAACTGTCTCGTCAATTTGCCACCCAAAAATTTCAGATGGATTAACACTTTGAGGGAAAGTAATTGTAGAACCAGATACAGTAAAGTCTGTTAAATGGTGTGATTGATTAATACCTTCAAAGAAAATTAGAAGTTTACAGTTATCGGAAGGAGTAAATCCAAGATCAAAAGTAGTTCCAACAGAACCAGTAAATGTAATTGCAGCCAGTTGTGGGTGATAAAGAGCAAAGGTTGGTTTATCGGTAATATTAGTATTAAACTGTAAAGTGCTGTTATTCACTATACTGTAATTTGTATTTCTCTGAATAACGCCATTCATTGAAACAATTAATTTATCAGAATCAGTAACGACATATGGAATTTCATTAACTGTCAAATTAATTTGTTTGTTTGAATTAACACCTGATAAATCTATACTAGTATATGGTGTTGTTAATCTATATGATACAAGTTCGTCTCCTGGATAAATTGTAAAATTGGGAACAATATTTAAACCTTTTACATCATAACTAAGATCTGGAGTCTGTACAATACCATTAACACTAAAAATAGTTTTAAGCAGTGTACTATTAGCACCCATTGGTACTAATCTAGTTACATTAATGACAAATTCATTAATTTCAAATTCGCCATCTCTAAGAGCAACTATAAGATAATTTGGACCAACTTCAATAATAAGACCAAGTTCTTCAGATTGCGTTCCAAAAAGTATATCATAAACTTTATATTGATTTGGATCTGCATTGATGTAAAGAATTTGTTTTTTACATCCAGGCGCGCCTACATTTAAATCAAGCAAACTAGATATAGTTGCTTTAAATGTTACAGCACTTCTTACAATATTTTGTGATCTTCCTAGAATAGATTTTCTACTATGAATTCTAGATTTACCAAACAATCTAAATCCAGATGGATGAGTATTTTCAAGAATTTCAGATCTCCAATCTTTAGTATTTTTTTCATTTGAAATACTATAAGACCAATCTTGATAATAAATATTATCTTGCATTCTTTGGAAATCGTCACTAATGTGTCCAGCACTTCCAGCAAATTTTGCTGAAATATTTCCATATGCACTTGATTGTGTATATGCTCTTGCATCATTTATATCTGTGATGACACCATAATTTTTTCCATCGGAACTCAAAATTGTGTCGTCAACTTTAAATTCACCAGAACTTACAAGAAGTTCTAATGTAGAAGACTTTGTATCAACACTTAAAATTTTCGCAACAGCCCCTGAAGCAACACTAACTGTGTCACCCACATTTAAATTTTTCCTACCAATACTTACATTAAATGTTGCACCTGAACCACCATTTTGACTGAAGAGTTCAATTGTTGGTTTATCATCAAAACCACTACCACCATCAATGACAGTGGCATTCATAACTTCGCCGACACTAAATTTAAACTCTATATTGGTATTACCAGATAATCCATTTACTTTATGAAAAGGGTTCAGAAGATAATTTTGTCCTCTATTTACAACTTCAACATCAGTGATCTCGAAATTAGATTTTACTTTAACTGTAACTGGTAAATTCAAATAGTTTCTAACATTTCTAGAACCATAGAACTGATCACCATAAGAAACATATTCAATATTTTTAAGTGATCCAATTGTATTAGAATTTGCAGAAAGAATTGCCCCTGTACCAGTATCCGAAGTAACTGTAGTTACCTCAGGCAGAGATCTATATCCTGCGCCACCATTTACAATATTAATAGATTTAATAGGACCTGTAGCACCTTTAGATCTGATACTAAAATCTAGAGAACTAATAGTAACACTATTGATAGTATCTTTTAATGGTAAAGTAAATTTGTTTACATCAGATTCTTTGACAATATATCTACCAACTAGAGGAGATGTTACTACACTCAACTCAAAAATTGAATTATCGGTGTGAACAAATATTTTAGATGGAATATTTGATGGGTCAACATCAAAATAAGTAGAGTTTAGTTCAATTCCTTTTTGATGATATGGATTGAAATTTAAGCTATCAAATGATAAATTGTAACTTCTAGAAGTCGCAAACTTAATTCTATATTTTTTATTTCTTTCAAGAATTACAGAATATAGTTGTTTTGAACCAATATACTCAACAATATCGGAAAGTAAGTCTAAATTAATTTCGGTAGTTGTAGTTTCTTTAAATAAGTCGATAAAGATAACATCATTTTTGATGATGTTGTGAGGTCCACTAAAAGTAAACTCAATTTCTTTTTTATCATTATTAACTACAGCATCTGTTACTGGAGGAGATTCAACAGAACTTACATATGCAAGTGCCCCGTTTCCAGCAGTTCCATCATTATTGAATAATAGATAATCACCAGTTCTATAATTTTTACCTTTCTTTTCAATATAAACAGAATCTACTGAACCTGTAGAAGTATATGCAGTCCGTAAGAGAGTTTTGTTGAGATTTTTAATTTCCGTTGGGAAATGATCATTTGAAGCATCATTCTTCCTAATCAACCTTTTAGGAATTTGATCATTAGTTCTATTTTGTACTATGTTATAAAAATCTGGATCCGAGAAAAACTGGGTGCCGATTACATGTGGATATTCATCTACCATGAAATAGCAATACGCACCATTTGGAAATTCTGGTGTTACACAAAATCTGCCATTAAATTGATCTAAGGTTCCATGTCCATTGATATATTCATAATCTTCGATAAATGAACCAAGCGGGTAATTTTCAATAGTAGGTCCATTTTTTCTATTACCAGAAAGTTTATACGAAGAAGTTTGTTCAGAAATACCAGAAGTATTATCTAATGCAGATGTATATCCATATTTACAGTAAATTGGATGACCATCATAAGACCACCCAACAATTTTGGAATGCTGAGAAGAAGTAATATTATACTGAGTTTCAAATTTTGATGTATTGATTAATTGTAAATATTGAAACTTGAGTCTAGATTCTGGGAAAGAAGACGAAAGAACTTCTGAAACACTTAAATCACCTCGTACTCTATCATCACCTTGAGAAATAGTAACTTTTTTACCTACTAATAAGAAAGCTTTTTGAGGTGTAATTTCAGATTTGGATAGTAATACAATTTTGTTAGCTACATCAACACCAGCAACAAAAG